GATACTATTGCTAAAGCATTAAAGCGACGGACTGGTGATTTTTTTGTTGAAGTGGAGATAAAAAAAGAGAGAACAATGCAAAATATTATCAGAAACTTCATAATGGACAGAGAAACTTGTCCAACACCTCATTATGATCAAATAGTTTATAAATATCATCGAAGAAATGATGAAGTTGAATTCCTCTGGTCGATCCCTAATAAGAGGTTATGTATGCGTATTCATCGACACCCTTTAGAATTACCACCTGAAATGGCTGATTTGCGAACTACTGTTCTTGATTTCTACGATGATACATTACTAAGAAAATGTAAAAAATTAAACGAAGAAACGATTAATACAAAGGGTATCTATGATTGATGAAAAAGAGCAGCCAGAAGTTGTAGAAGAGACACCTGTTGAGCAGCCAGAGGTTGTAGAAGAGAGTACTCCAGAAGTAGTTGAAGAGACTCCTACTGAGGAGGCTCCTATAGAGCAACCAAAAGAAGAACCTACTTATGATAAGAACGTTCAAAATTGGCGTTCTCTAAGAGAGAAAGCTCAAAAAGCAGAACGTGAACGGGATGAGCTTTTAAAGAAGTTACAAGAACAACAAAATTCTCATAAACAACAGCAAGATGATTATAAACCTATTGATGATGATGATCTTGCTTCCGGTAAAGATATAAAGCGTATAGAGAAACAACAAGCACAGCGTATAGCTCAACTTGAACAACAAGTTATAGAATCTAAGTTAAAGTCACAATATCCTGACTTTGATGAAGTTGTTAATCAAGATACGCTTGGCATGTTACAAGATGTAGACCCAGAACTAGCAGAATCACTTGCATCTAATCCCAATCTTTACAGTAAGGCAGTAGCTGTCTATAAATCAATTAAGCGTTATGGTTTTGCTCCTGATGGTCCTAATAATCCACAAGCACATACCCGTAATAAAGAGACTGTTAATAAAAATGTTGCTAAACCACGGACAGTAACTTCTATATCACCACAACAAGCAGATTCTCCATTATCACGAGCAAATGCTTTTGCTAATGGATTAACCGACGAGCTTAAAGAACAACGCTGGAAAGAAGCTCAAGAAATTCTCAAGAATAGTTGACGATAACTGTCATCACAAATCTTCATTTACTCTCTCCTTTTTTGCAGCCTTTATCATCAGATAAGGGCTGTTTTACTTGTATTCTTTTAATTTTCTTTGCTAAACATAAAGAGAGCCGTAATACACCTAGTGTATGGGAATCGCTCGCCCATGAGCCGTAGCACATTGTGCAGGGAGTCGCTCACCCATGACTGTAGTGGCTTTATGTCACAGGGATTTATTCCCAAGACTCGTCATCTTGAATGTGTTGTTAAATGTAACAATATGTTTAAGGAAAAAACTATGGCTATAACTACAACGACAATGTTACCACCACAAGTTCAACAGAGCTTCGATGCTTTATTGCTAAGTGTTCCTACCCCTAATTTGATTCATACACTTCCAGCAATGAAAAAACGTATGCCTAAGAATGGTGGTAATACATTACGTATGAGCCGTTATGAGCAATTGCCAACTGCTCCAGTTCCTCTTGGAAATACAGGTATTACGCCTCCTTCAACTGACCTTGGAAGAGTTGATTTAGACGTAAAAATGCAATTTTATGGTCAATTTGTAATTTTAAATGAACAAGTGACCCTGCAAGTGCAAGATCCGGTCCTCACAGAGGCTGGCATTCGTTTAGGTGTTGCTCTTCGTATGACAGAAGACCAATTGGTTCGTGACATGTTAGCAGGAACTGCTGCTGTTATTAACTGTGTTGGTGGTGTGAACGGTGATGTCCCGACTGAAATAACTGATACAGACGTTGCTGTCGTGGTTCAAACATTGTTGGGAAACAATGCAAAGACTATGTCACAAGGGATTGAAGGCGCAAATAAGTTCGGAACTGCACCTATCAGAAATTCGTACTGGGCATTATGTGATAGTGATCTAACTTCAGACATGAATGAAATGGATGGCTTTACTAATGCTGCAAACTATCCACAACAAAAGAACATTCTTCCATCTGAATGGGGAACTATTCAAAATCTACGGTTCTTCGTTTCGTCTGAAGGATCAGTAACTCCAACTGCATCTGCTAACGGAAATGATGTTTATAACATTTTCTGTATGGGTGCTGAGGCATTTACTGTTGTTGATCAGGACGGTATGAGTAATCAGTTCATATACAGACCACCTATATACGATAGTCCGTTAGCACTTAATGCTTCACTTGGTTGGAAGATGGGCTTTGCCTCTCGAATAACCAATGATTTATGGGCATTAAACCTACGAGCTACACGATTAAACTAATAAAAGTATAGGAGATCTTCTTATGGATAACACAATAATACAGCAAGGTGAGTTCACTTCTAACCAAGCTGATAAGATAATAGTCTTGCGCTCGGATGTTGATTGGATGACTGTTGTTAACTGGACACAATCAGTAGCAACAAATGCAGATTATGGTTGCCATTATTACTGGCAGCGTGGAATGGCTGAAGGTCTTGGATTGGTTTATTACCATCCAGCTGCAGATGCTACTCTTGCTGTTGCTGCAACTGCTGCAGGTGCTGGATTTACACTTATTGATTCAACTGATACTGCTCCTGGAGCTGCACGAGCAATAACAGCTGCAACAAATGTTGTCGCTCCTGTTGTTGCTGCTGCAAATACTAATGGTTTAGCAGTTGGAAGTATTGTACGTCTTTCTGGTGTAACTGGTGCTGAATCACTTGGAGGTTGGGACTTCCAGGTAGGTGCTGTTACTGCTGGTGTTAATTTTACAATGGCTTATAACATGGCTAATGCTGCTGGAGCAGCAGGAACAGCTGGATTCTACAGGGTAATTCCTTATGATCCAATTTTCTACCCACGTTATCGCTGGATAGTAAATATTACTCAAGCAGTTAGCGCTGTAATTCATACATCAGTTGACCATGGATACACTGTTGGCCAGAAAATACGCGTTAATCTTCCAAGTGCTTCTTTTGGCATGGTAGAAATTAACGGTGTTGAAGGAATTGTAACTGCCGTAACAGCAGGAACAATAACAACCAACATTGATTCATCTGGATTTACTGCATTTGCATTTGCATTACCGGCAGATATTCCATTCACAATGCCATCAGTAATTCCTGTAGGTATTGATATGGGAACAGCTCTTACGGGTGCTGTAGATATTCTTGCAGATGCAACACACAACACTGGATATCTCGGAATGAGATTACATGTTGGTAATGTTGCTAACCCTAATGAGGGTAGTTTAAGTCCAGCAGGTCATCAAGATGACGTTATTAAATGGCGTGCAGGTAAGTCATTCAGTAATTTGATGGAATAAACATTAACATAAAATAAGTAGGGCCTAATTAGGCCCTACTTTCTAGGAGAACTATGATAGAGAATACGGCAGGAAGAGTAGTAGTAAGTTCGAATACAGTCCCAAAAAAGAAAAAAGTTAATATATCGAAATTACGGGAACGAGATGCACAGCCAGTGCGTGGACGATTTAATTATCATGAGATTCCAGGGGGAACATTACCTTTTGTGCTTAGATTATATAAGGGTGATCCTGTAATGCGTTATGATCTTAAAGATGGTGAAGTTTATACATTACCTTTTGGTGTTGCACGGCATTTAAATAATAATGTTGGCCGTTATGAGCATCAATTTCTTTTAGATAAAAATGGTAGCCCTTCTTCTTTAGCTCGTCGTAAAATAAGAAGGTGTTCATTTGAGAACTTAGAGTTCATGGATATTGAAGATATTCGAGAAATGGACTCACCACAAATAGAAGAGATAACTATTAATGATTTACCTAAAATAAGTTAGGAATACGATGCCAGAATGGTACGCTAATCCGGATCCACGATATCAACCAGCTATGAGGCTGATATCGTCCATAACACAGGCAAATCCCGTAGTGATAGAAACGAGTTTTGCACATGATTATGTAACGGGATTAATTATTCGTATTAATGTACCGGCTTATTATGGCATGAGACAGATAGATAAACATGCCGGCAAGATAACAGTACTCTCGCCGACAACGTTTAGTATGGATCTCGATACGAGTAAATATGATCCCTTTGCTGTACCCGCATCGCCTCCATATTATAATCAAACAGCAACGTGTGTTCCAGTAGGTAATGTTTTAAATGTATATGATGTTGCAGTTCGTAACGTGTCGTAGCCCATAGGAGAAGTTATGCCAGCCACTTTAGCCGATATCAGAACAAAAGTTCGAAGATTGACACGATCTCCATCAGATACTCAGCTTACTAATGCTGAGATTGATGGTTATGTAAATGATTTTCTCTTGTATGACTTTCCTGAGCATTTACGACTATTTACTTTTCGGACAACACTTTCGTTTTATACCCAACCGAATGTTGCTGTCTATGAAACAAATACGGTAGATGTAGCTAATCCATTATATAATTTTAAGAATGCTTATATAACTACTCATGATCCGGTATATATTTCGGGGTATAAAGCATATTTTACACAATCACGTAATGATTTCTTTAGTCTATATCCGGAGATACAGGGACGCATACAGATTGGAACTGGAGATGGGGTAACAACTAATTTCACGGGTACTTTAAGTACTACACCAGTATTGCCGTATGCTGTATTGTTTACTTCTATTGATAATGCCAATGCGGGAATGTCTCTTTATGATACATTAGGCGATGGTGATTTATATGGCGACCTAGGAGCAGCAAGTGATATAAATTATGTTACTGGTGTTTATGATATTACCTTTACTAATCCTCCTGATACGGGGAAAGCTGTTTATGCGCAGGTTGTTGGATATTCTGCCGGTAGACCTATGAGCATGTTGTATTTTGATAATAAGTTCACACTTCGACCTGTTCCGGATATATCATATGAAGTAAAGATTGAAACATACATTAGACCGACAGAATTAGTCGCTGCTGGGGACTATCCGATGTTAGAACAACATTATAAATACATAGCGTATGGAGCGGCAAAAACCATCTTTGAAGACCGTATGGATATGGATAGTGTTCAATTGATTACACCTGAGTTTAAACAGCAAGAAATGTTAGTTCAACGCAGAACTCTAATTCAGCAATCCAATGAACGAACTGCGACTATATATGCTCAGTCTTTAAGTGATAGTAATACATGGAATTATAATAGGTAAGCTGCCCTAGGAGAAATAATGCCTGCATATAACAATACGCCAAACCCAACTGATCGTATAAGTGCAACACAAGCACCAATAAATACTAATTTTGCATCTATTGCAACTACAATTAATATAAACCATGAAGCTATTGATGCTGCAAATAGTGGTAAGCATACAAAAATAGATCTTACTAATATAGGGGCAGAACCTATTGCAGCAGCAACACAAATGGTTACATATAATTTCTTAAATGCATTAACTGGTAGCCAAGAGTTATATGTAAAACGGAATGGAGAAACTGGAGTTCCTATAACTGCTCGTGGTGGAACTACTAATGGTTGGACATATTTACCTTCAGGTTTATTAGTGAAATGGGGAAGCATAGTAACAACTGCGGTATCTCAAGTAAATCTTAATGCAGAACCTGGTCCAAATTTTAATAATGCAGTATTACCTTTTATTGCTTTTGCTACTCCTAAAGTAACAACAAATGGAGCAGCTGCTGCATTTATCACTGGAACTGCTCCAGCTCCAATTTTAGAAGTAAGAACTCCAACTGCTGGCGCACAAACATATTGGATAGTTATAGGAATATAATATGGCAGGAAAAGCATACTTTATAGGCCCTTATGAATCAGGATTGGTTGAATCAGTAAAGCCCTGGCTTTTAACTGAAAATGCGTTTGCTTTATTGCAAAATGCATATGTATGGCGTGGTCGTGTTAAAAAGCGTGTCGGAAGTAGATTATTTACTACTGATTCAGTTGCTCCTATAACTGAAGTACTTGCATCAAGGTTAAGAATAGCAATTCCTAATACTCAAGTTGCATTGGCTGGTGGAGCTGGTGTTGGTATAACTGACGGAGTAGGAGATGCGAATGGTACAGTTCCGGGTACTGTTTTTGAAATAGGACAAAAATTTAGTATTTTAGACGAAATATTTACAGTTGTTGCTTTAGGTACTCCTGGAGTTATGGCGACTACAGGAGCTGCTACTACGCATACTTATGATACTACAACAGGGGCATATGTATTTGTTGCTGCTGCTGCTACTACACAAATTTACTTTTATCCTGATGGTGGTGGTGGTGGAATGACAGATGGAGTTGGAGATGCTTCAGGTGTTATTCCTGGAAATAATTTCCAAATTGGCCAGATGTTTTCCATTGGAAATGAGGTATTTACCGTTATAACATTAAGTGCTGGCGGTGGTCCACAAACAATGTTAAGTACAGATCCTGGAGTTATAGCGGATTTTGACACAGATACAGGTCAATTTAATTTTGTTAATTCAACACCTGCAACGCAAATTTACTTTTATCCGGCAGAACCTGTTATGGGTATCATGAATTATGAA